GCCGCCCTTCTCATAGGGCAGATCGATAAATTCCCGCGCCCATTGCAAATCCATCACAGGCCGCCCAATTCCCAGAGGCCACGAAAGTCGGATGGAGAGACCCGCCGCCAGCCATAGGTTTCCTGATCAAGCCGCGCAGCACTCAGTGCCAGCGTGACGGAGGTGAGGGATACACTCACCACCCGCGCCCGCAGGTGACGATGGGCCTCGATCACCTCATCGGGAAGCGAGGGCCGCACCAGTTCATAGCTGACATAGATGGCAGACCCCGACACCTCCTGAATGCCGAGGCCAACGCGCCGGTCGATATTGGACAGCGTCAACGTGGCATTGGGCTGGTCGTCAGTGTCGCCCGGCTCGGCAAAGTCAAACCACGAGCGCGTGAAGGTCAATCCGCGCGAGACAACATCCTCGGTGTTGCGGGCCAGACGGTGCGTATCAGGCAATTCCGGCCCGTAGAGAGTGATCAACTGAATGCCGGGTTCCGCGCCGTAACGCTGCCGCGCCCATTCAATCTGGTCGGCTGTCAGTGGCGATGTCATGAGATGCGCCGCACCGATGATGTCATGCGGAAGCAATCGGCAGTCAGCATGACAAGGCTGTAGTCACCTTCAAAGACGAATTCTGCCGAAGCGCCATCAAATGGATCGACAGCCTCAAAGGCAGCGGAGCCGTCAAGGAGGGTGGTGTGGAAGAAGGTCAGGAAATCCGCCCGTTCGCTGTCGGTAAACATAAAATTCCAGGCGATGACCCGCTGCACCAGTGTGCTGACCTGCCGCCGCGACGGCGGCCCCCGGTCAGGGCTGAACTCCCGATAGTTGCGCACGGGTGTCACCCCATTGCCATCAAGCAAGGGTGTCTGCGGCAGGGTGCCGGGCCACGTTGCCATGGCCTATGCTCCCGCCCGTCGGATTGCCGGTGAACCGATCCCGGCGTTGCCCAACTGACGGCGCACCGCGCCCGGAACCTGCTGGCGGATTTCGTCACGCACGATAAAGCGGATCGTCCCGTCAACTTCCTCCTTGTCGATGGGCGGCGCATTGACGCGCTGATCGATGATCTGGACGCTCAAGCCCCCGCCGCCACCGCCCCTGCTGCGAATGGCATCGGCCTGGCGGGCCGGGATCACCATCTCGTCCTTGTGGATTTGCGCCACCATGTCGCGCGGCACACGGGTGGTGCCGACGGCAAAGGATGGCAGGGCCCCGCCATAGAGGGCGTGGGTCGGCGCGCCGCCGCCCAGCAGGCTGCCGAAAAGATTGGTCAGCAGCTTATTGGCCGCCATGCTGGCCAGCGAGCGCAGAATGCTGCGGGCCATGTCGCCGAACGCCTTCTTGGCGGACTGCGTGCCGGAGATGATGCTGTCAAAAGCCGACATGAATTCGCCCTGCAGAATGTCAGCAACATCACGCATCGGGGTGGACTGCTTTTCCAGCGTGTCCTGCCACGCGTCTCCCGCCACCTTGCTTTCCTGCAGGGCCCAGTTGGCCTGGAAGAGCGCACGGTTATAGGTGTCCTGACTGATCAGCCCCTTGGCTTTCAACTCATCGAGACGTGTCAGCGTGTCGCCATAGGTCTCAGCGGCGCTGCGTGTCCCCTCATAAATGCGCTTGGCCTCAGCCAGGGCGGCGTTGTGTTCACGATCGACTTTGGGCCGTTTTTGAACAGAGGGAATGAAGGGTGTGGAACCAAGCGGTGTCACCACACCAGTACCCGACACCGTAGACGGAAGAGAGCCTTTTCCTGTGCGTTCCACCTGCTGGCGCAGCATCTCCGACGCCCTCATGGCGTCCTGCATCAAAGCCTTTGATTCCGCCAAAGCCGCATTCCAGCGGCGGGTGGCCTCTTCAGCGGGCATCGACCAGTCCGAGAGAATATCCTTCGCGGCGCTGCCAACAGCCACAAGGCCATTCCATTCAGCTTTGGTCTGGCCGTAAAAATCCTGCACACTGCGCTTCAACTCATCCCACGCCCCCATCGCCCCTTCCGCCGCCCCGGCAGAATCAGCCACTCCCAGCAGGCGGTCGCTCATGTCGATCAGGTCGGGGATCAGTTTCTGGGCCAGAAGATTGGCAAAGCCCTCGCTGCGCCCATAGAGGCGGGCGATGTTGTCGTTGAGCACTTCGGCGTTGCGCGCCGTGGACTCGCTGATGGTCTGGCCGGTGCGGTCGGCCTCGTCGCCCAGCTCGCGCATGGCGGCAGCACCGCCATTGAGCAGCGGGATCATGTCAGCCCCGGACTTGCCGAAGATTGCCATGGCAATGGCCGACTTGCCCGCGCCATCCTGCATGCGCGAGAACCTGTCAGCCAATTCCTGCATGACAACGTCGCCGGACTTCAACTTGCCCGAAGCCTCGGTGACTGAAATCCCCAAGGCCTTGAAGGCCCGCCCGGCCTCGCCCCCGTCGCCGGAGGCAATCGCCGCCATGTTGCGGTTGAGCTTGCCGAAGCTGGTGCCCAGCTGCTCGATCGACACATCAGAGAGTTTGGCGGCCAGACCCAGGCGCGAGAGGTTTTCCACCCCCACGCCCATGCGCTGCGCCGCCTTGCCCATATCATCCATGCGGTCAATGGCTGATTTCATGGCCGCGCCGAAAGCCGCACCGACAGTGGCGACAGCAAAGCTGCCCATCACCCGCTTGGCACCTTCCAGCGCCCGCTCCATGCCTGCGATCTTGCCCTGCACCGCGGAGAAGGCCCGACCGGTCAAGTCGCGGGCAGTAATGTCGACGCCGACCCGTGCCGTGGTTGCCATCAGCGCTTGCCCTTCTTTGCCTCACTGTCGAGCAGCCGGAAATAAGCCACCCACAGCACCCATTCTTCAGCGGTGATCTGCATGATCTCCGCCAGTGTTTTTCCCAGACGATCCGCAAGCCCGAAGAGAAGGCGCAGCTCGGGATCGTCAGTCAGTTTTTTGTGGCTTGCTCCACGCTGTCGCTGCGCGTCATGGCGAGGACGATGCGCTCCACAATGGTGGCGTCACAGGACCCGCGCAGTGCCGGGCGGTCTTCGATGGTGAACAGCTTCTGGCCGTCAGCATCTTCCGCCTTGCTGATCAACACACGCAGCATGCCGTTGGTCTCATCATCCTTGGCGGCATCGCGCATGGCGCGCAGCTTCTGCTGTTCGTCCAGCGTCAACGGCTTCCAGTAAACGCGGGTGGGAGCGCCCGCCTCATCCGGCCATTCCGGCACATCAATGTGCCTGACCTGGTTGAAGTGGCTGCGGGCGCGCTCAATGATCTTGTTCATGGGCTGGTCTTACGATGCCGTCGCGTGGCTCAAGGCCCCGTTGCCAAGGAACTGGATGGTGCGCGTGTCAATGCCATCCTTGGCCACACCAACACTGACACCAGTGATGGTGGCCGTGCCGCTGAGGTATTTCGCCCCCGTCGCGGTGCCCTCCGGATAAAGGTTGGTGGTCAGACTCGCCCCGATGGTGGCGGCCGCCTGGCCGGTAGTGTCGCCCTCATCCCAGAAGCACGAGAGGCTGCCGCTCCAGCCGGGGATGCCAGGCTTGTGGGTCTTGGCGACAGAGCCCATGACGGTGGTATCAGCCGTGTCGATTTCTTCTTCGACAGTGAACTCCGTCACTTCGGCGACGGTGTTGGCGCCGAATTTGACAACGCCTTCTTTGCCATGATGCGTGGACATGGTGGTGCTCCTTGCTGGTGATGGGGTGGGTTGAACTAAATCGCGGTTGTGGGCGCGCCCTTGCGGGTGCGGTAGGTGGCAGTAAAGGTCATGCGCAGGCCCATCATCGGGGTCTGGCCCTTGCCGTCGCGCGACACGGCGGTTGAGGCGAGCGTGATGTTCTTGACCAGCGCGGCAAGTGCTGCGTCTGTGTCGATCGCCGTTTCAACTTCGCTGGCAATCGTATCCAGCACATCATCAATGCCGTCGCCTTCCGCCGTGGCGTCGATCACCACGTCAAGGCTGCGCATCAGCCCGCGGCTGGCGCCCATGGCATCGGCCTCGCTCTGCTCGCCATTGGTATAAACCAGCAGATTGGGCAGGCTTTCCGCCTCCTGCGGCGTGATCTTGTTGACAAAGACGTTTGCGCCGGTGGTGGCAAGGCCTGTCACCGCAGCTAATACGGCCTCGCGGATTTGCTGGCGGGCATGGGCCATGGGCGGCGCCTTACTGCTTGTGCAGCATGACCGAGGTCATGCCTGTGCCATCGGGTTGCACATCGCTGGCCAAATAGGTCACGCCGTCGATGACGAACTGGTCATTCTGCCGCCCGCCATTGGTGAGGTCTGATGTGGCCACCAAAATATGCGGGCCGGCGGAGGAGACAGGCTGCTCGCCGCCCACCTCCACCGAGGTCCATTGCGCATCGAAAATGCCGCTGACATCCCGCGCCGCCCCGCCCGAAACGGGCGTATAGGACGCCACGACTCCCCAGTCATCCGACGAGAGCATGGCCGCACGGTCAGCAGCAGTTTCAACGGCCATGGCGGGTTAGGCCTGTGCGCTGGTCGATGGGGCGGCGGATGGGCCAGCGTTCTTGCCCTTTGCCGCGGCGGCTGGCTTCTCGGTGACGGGGTTGCCAGCCTCGCTGCTCACCTCGATCACCTTGTCGCGGAAGGGCTTGGCAATGTCCTCGGCCGCGATCTTGACGATCTCGCCAGACTTGAATTCCAGAGACTGGGTGGCCGTGCAATCCAACCGGGCATCGCCCTTGGGCATGTCTTCGGCGGCGATCTTGGCAAGGGCGTGGCTGCGGGCGCTGATCTGCGCCTTGGTGAGGGCAAGGGTGGTGCCGGGCGAGACGCGCAGCACACCGCCGTCGACTTTGAAGAGTTTCATGGGTGGGAATCCTGTTGCGGGGAATGGGAAAGAAACAGCCCGGCCACGCTGGCGCAGCCGGGCTGATCTGGTGTCCTTTGCCTGGGCTTAGGCGAAGGTGGTCAGGCAGGCGTGCTGCCAGTAGCCATAGCCCACGTTGCCGGACCAATCGACGCCATAGTGGTGCTTGTTCTCATTGAACTCCAGCTCGGAACCTTCGGCCACAGCCTTCATGGAGACCGGCATCTCCTCCTGCAGGATGAAGGGCTTGACCCGGCCATCGGTGCGGTAAAGCGCGATCTTGGTGGTCCAGGTCAAGCGCACGTTGGCGCGCACCGAGATGGTGATGCCATCCGGCAGGTTCTGCAGGATGTTCTGGCCGCCGGACTGGACTGTCGGAAGCGCAACGGCCTCGACGGCTGTGGCGTACATGGACAAGGGCACCATCAGCGTGAAGCTCTTGGCGTTCTCGTTCATGGGCTCGCCGCGGTCATCCTTGAAACCAATGACGGCGGCCAGCATGGCCAGCACGGCGGTGCGCATTTCCGCGACCGTCGGCGTGGCAGGCACTGCTGCCGTGGCCGACAGATCATTGCTCTGCGTGCCGCTGTCACCTTCGGCGTGGTCAGTGTCGAAGAAATACTGGCCATCATAGCAGGTGGCGGATTCACCGGCGATCATCAGGGTGGACATCAGCTTGGCCGGATAGGCCAGCACGCGGTCAGCCAGTTCCATGATACGGACATTGAGCTGGCCAGTCTTGTCGCGGCGCAGTTCCGGCACCGTGACTTCGAGGGTGGCCTCGTGCTCCTTGTTCTTGATGTCGAAGCTGAATTCGCGCAGCGTTTTGGCGTTGCGGCCACCCAGCCATTCGCGCATGGCCGGAGACTGGCCGAGCCACGCATAGCTTTCGGACGCCTGGTCGGATTGGGTCTTGAAGGCCAGAGCATTGACCCAGTCGGATGCGCCCTGCTCGAGGGCGGCATAGAATGTGCCGATCACGGCACGGGAGGTGATGAGGGCAGAAC